CCAGAGTATGTAATTCGAACTCAGAGCGACTTCGCGCATAATTATAGTGTAGGCGAGGTCGTTGTCCCTGGCGTGGTTCTATTTCGCGCCAACGAAATCAACCTCACACTAGCCGAAGCCAAGGCACTCTTGGCTCGCAAGACGACTCCGAGGAAACAAGGATGAGCCTCTGTGAGTGCGGTTGCGGGCAAGATGCTGGGGTGTACAAATCTTCTTTTCTTACCGCAGGCATAGTACAAGGAACTCCCAAGACATACATAAAAGGACACCACAGACGTGGAATACGTTCTGCTATGTGTAAAAATGGACATGTACGACCTGTCGGCAGTGTTGGCAAATGTGAACAATGTAAGCGCGCGGCAGTCAATAGAAACTATGCCAAACATCGAGACAAAAAGCTAGAAAAACAAAGGACCAGACAAAGGCAAATAAGACTAGAAGTGTTGGCTCATTATGGAGGAAAATGTGCGTGTTGTGGGATATCAGAATTTGAATTTCTAGCCATAGACCACATAAACGGGGGTGGAAATATACACCGAAAAGAAATCAAAGACACATTGACTATGTGGTTATATAGAAATGACTACCCAAAAGGGTTTCGTGTCTTGTGTCACAACTGCAATTTTTCTTTAGGGGCATATGGTTATTGCCCACATTCCAAGGAGGCTCAGTGGAACCAATCATTCACAGCATTACCTTTGGCTTCGGGCACAGAATGCGTTGTGGCAAGGATGAAGCCTGTAGAACAATCCTCAGAGAACGCTCTGATCGCTACAGCATAAAGCTGTATAGTTTTGCCAAGGCTTTGAAAACTGAAGTGACCAATCTTGCTATAAAGTCTGGGGGTATGCCGAACTTGTTCTCAGACGGACTCAGGTACCCAGACACAGGATACTACCGCTCGGACGGCGAGATCATACAATTGCCTGAGTGGGTGCAGTACGACCCAGCAGCACCTATGGATGACCTCGATTGCCCGCTAGGTAAACAACGAACTTTTCTTCAATTCTGGGGCGTATTTAGACGTGAAGAAGACCCCGACTACTGGGTTAAGCAAGTAGCCAAGAAGATTGCTGAAGACGGACCGGAAATTTCTCTACTTTCAGACCTCAGATTTGAAAATGAGATGCGCTTTATTCAGACCTATGGCGAAGCGATCAGAGTTGATCGTCCGAGTGTAAAGTCATCGAACGCACACATCTCCGAGGAAGCCTTAGCAAATGTACCAGACGACCGTTGGGATGCAGTGATCAAGAATGACGGAAGTCTGGAGGAGTTTAGGGAGCGTGTTTTATTCAGCTTCGATATGTTGATGACAACACACCCTCTGCAGCGTCCCGCATCAGTGTAAATTGATATGCCGCTGAACACGCCACGGGCAGTGTCGGGAAACCCCGTGGCATTTCTATTTGTAAACCAGCAGTACCACCGAACAGAGGACCCGAAAGGGACGGTGCAGCGTACGTAGTGCTCTGGACTGAGCGTGCGCCTGAAAGAGACCTACAATGAAATACTTTTTGTCAATGCTGCTGGCGCTTTCTATGGCCATCTCTCCCATACAGGCATGTGCAAACAGTCTGCCCAAGCAAGTGATCAACACCACGCACCGTATCGAGATGACGGTGACTACCCCAGACGATTCTACTTCAGGCTCCGATGATTTTTACGGGACAACGGGCGATGTGTGCTCCAGCACCGCGATTGGTCCCCATGCTTTGCTCACTGCCTCACATTGTGATCTTGGGGCAAGCACAGTAAAAGTGGACGACGTAGAAGCGGTCATTACCTCTCGCGTTGTCGATGGCAATGATCACACGATTTACATGGTAAACATCACGTTCCATGATTACGCCAAGTTTGAGAAGAATGATGAACGGTCTTTGAAGATGGGCGACGAAGTATGGCTACGTGGCAACGCATTCGGATTGAACCAACTCATTAGGTACGGTCATTTTGCGGGAGCGATTGTAAAAGACACGTCAGATGTCACAAGCGGTACCACGCAGACGATCTACATGTTCGACATCAATGGTGGACCCGGTGACAGCGGTTCAGGAATTTTTGATAATGATGGGAAGATTGTGGCCGTGACTACGTACGGTTTCTCGGGCGATGGCTTCGTGATGCTCGGCAGCCTTACCATGCATTTTACCCCGGCGCAGTTGAAACAGGCTGAAAAATAATCTTTGAGATATTCTCACGGCATCGAACCGTAAATCACGCACGTCCAACTTAAGGAGACTCAGATGAGTACAACACCCACAACACCCGTAACAACACCCGTAACAACACCCGTAACAACACCCACGGTCACCCAGACGTGGATTCAAAAGCATGAAAGAGTCATCATCGTGGCTCTGGTCCTCTTGGCCGGGTCATGGGCGTATGGTAAGTACGCCAACCTAGCATCATCCAAGGCTGAAGCCCGGGCAAACGCTGCAGAACAGGCTTTGGTGTTGCAAAACGCAACAGACGCCCAGCTTGCGGCACAGACGGCTCAGGTGCTCGCGCAGCATCAGGCCATAGAGCAAGCCTATGCCGCCCTCCAGACCGCTACAGCGGCTGCGGCTGCTTCACGGCAGGCCAGTGTAGTGCAGCAACAGAAGACCGATGCGACCCTTCCGGCTGCTGATTTAGCTAACCGTATGAAAACACAGGCAAAAGCCCCGGAAGGCTCAATTACCGTCTCCGGCGACACCCTGAACCTCACGCGCGTCGGCGCGGTAGCCGTCGTACAAGCGTTGGACACGATCTCGGCTCTCCAAGCCGATCTCGACGACGAAACTGCATTAGCACAGTCTGCTATTTCAGCCAAGAATTCGGGAGACGAGGTGATCGCGGCACAGACCAAGGAAATCACTGGCCTACAAACTGCAGCGGTCGATCAGCAAAAAGCGTGCACCGCGCAAATTGCTGCTGTGAAAGCTGACGCTCGTAAATCAAAAATAAAAGCGTTCAAATGGGGTTTCGTAGCCGGATTTTTAAGCGGGCTTTGGGCGGGACATTCCGCAGGACTGTAAGGAGTAACCCATGGCATCACTCGGAACATTAGCATGGATCGCTGTATTGCTCGCAATCAGTTGGGCAATGTGGCACGGCATGAAGGAACCACCGGAATAGAAATAGAAAAAGCCCTCGCAGGCGATCCCCAATCGGGACCATCTGCGAGGGCTATTTTTTTTGTGCCTAAAAAGCTACTTAATCTCCAGCGATTGCCCGGTAATACATTATCCCTGCGATTGTCAGTAGTGTCCCAGACACGATCAGGACATCACCTATCGAGTAAATCGTCTCATATTGTCCATGCAGATAACTAAACCGATCAATGAGCCAAGGCAGGCGGGTCGCGGGTGTCGCTAACTGCCATGCCCCGGAGACATCCCCATCAGTCATTACCGGCATGCGCCAACCGTTCAAACTAATCGCTAGGAAGTTAAGGAGCCCGCCCAACCAATAGACTCCCAACCCACACGCGGGCCATAGTGCCTTGTGCGTCTTTAAGTTGCGAACTAGAAACGGCAAGCCTATGACCGCGCATGCCATAATTACGAGTCTCATCCTAACATCCTCCTAGTCTCTTCCCGCACTAACCACGTCTCCTCACGTTCTTTTGTCTCCTCGGGCGTCTCGCGATCAGTAATCCATGTGTGGTCAGGGCAGTAGACTTTATCAGTCCCTTGATTGAATTTTCTTGCCAACACTGGAAGCCGGTCTAAAGCGGCCATGCGGACCACGGCATGAGGCGCTGAACAAACTAATTCTTTATTTCCACTGCGGTACTGTCTGAGCGACTTAGCCGCACGTACGAATCCGAAAGATTCAAAGAACTTCGTCTTCGATTCCCACAAACTTTCGGGCAGAGTGAAATGAATCTCTTTGGCGAGATGCCGCGTCTCTAAAGTCATTTGGGTAAAGAAAAGTTGTCCGAGGTCCAAATCTTGAAAATCTCGATTGACTCGCAGATGGCAGAATTTCGCATGTTTCCCAAGTTTCAAGACTGCTGCTGCAATCGCCTTGTCTCCCTCGTAGGCTACCCACGCTGCTCGTTCAGACGACTGCAAACCGGGCACAACTTTTTCGCGAAGCCAGCGGCCGATATTTGGATACATGTCCTCGCTGCTGTTAATCATATTCGTAAGCGTTTTAAGTTCATCCGAACCGGTCCGCGCGTCAACTTCTGCCAATCTCACAACTCGGAAGTTGGCGGCTCTTGCTATGATCCTCTTCGCCTGCTTACAAGTCATTTCTCCTCCCTAGGTGATTGCTTCCCACTGGTTTTGTGCCACTTCTTCAGGCGTAAGCCCTTCTTCAAATTCTTCTTCGTAGGAACACACATTTTGAAAGAAGTGCGTTATCTCCAAGTCGCTCATTTTGGACCCGTCATCGTTGACTCCCCGGCCTGACATGAGCGCAACTCACTTTTGAGCCAGCGCTTGAACCACTGCCATGCTGTCATCTGCAGTTCGCGAATCTCTTCCCAGCACCGGGATATCTCTTCTTCACGTTCCGCAATCTGGCGAGACATGTCTAAGATTATCTGACTGTCTATTGCTGCCCGGCGGTCTTTCTCAGCAAGCTGCTTGTGCGGGTCTTGAATTAGATAGGTAGCAGCAACCAGAAGCAGGGACATCAGGAACTTCTTCATTGTTTTGTTTTCTCCTTAAAATATAACGCGAATTCCGAATACTTGACCCGGAAAAGCAGGGTTGACTAAGACATATCCTTCCAGTCCTTCGTCTATGTACACGCCATCCCACGGATACCCTAGCCACATGTCTGTGCAGGGGTACTCTAGGCCGAAGTACACATCTCCGTATTCAAACATGGAACCGTACAAGCATTCATTACTGTACCAGTAGAAGCCGGGGCCTCCGAAGAAGAACGGGTGGTAGATGCCGAAATTGCGAACGAAGAACCTGTGATCAAATCGATTTCCGTCCCAATGACGACCAGCGTTACGCCTGCCATTTTCAAATCGCCTGTCCCTATGCTGGCGATCCCTCACATCGTTGTGGTCACGGTTGCGCTGGTCACGTCCTGTGTTATGGTCGGGGCGCTGTGGACGCTCGGGGCGTGATGGCATAGGACGAGAGGGCCTAGAGGGAGACGGGTTATATCTTTGCGGTGTGGCAGAAAGCCCAACCGATAAAGCAAGTGTACAAAGCAACAATTTCAGTTTCATACTTCTCCTTTTCAGTTTCATACTTCTCCTTGAGGAAAGACTTGGTTCGATTCCATGCTTCCGTGGTCTGGACTTTCGGGACGATAATTCAGAAAAACGTCTGCAATCTCGGAGAGCATTTTGTGAGCACAGTGATCGCAGACTTTAGTTGGCTCTTCTCCGTCCCGAATCAACATCGTTCGGTGGCAACGCATACAATCTTCGCCCATGTCGTCATCCAGACACGTACAATGCTTATCCATAGTTCCCCTTTCTAAAATCAAAAGCACCTTGTTTGGGTATAACTGTGTCGTCTAACTATTTCTTGTTTGGAACTTCGGTGGGATGCGACCAAAAATCGAACTCAGGTGCCCCCGTGTCGTCCACTACGACTGTGGAACCTGCTGTGATTTGCCCACTGTTTATTAGTCTAGACAATGGTATTTGAATGCGCTGTTCAACGGCGCGCTTAAGGTGACGCGCCCCATAGCATGGATCAAAACCCTCGCTTAACAAAGTTTTCTTGGCTTTTGGTGAAACTGTAAAAGAAAACCTAGGACAAATTTTTGTCTTCTGCTCAGTAAGGGACACCAAGGGGGAGCTGGCTACGAAGATTCTATGGTCAAGTTCCATCAGTTGTATTTCTAGAATCTTCTCAATCTGCTCTTGAGTCAGGGCCTTGAACATTACAATGTTCTGGATTCTGTTCATGAATTCAGGTGAGAATTTAGCTTTTGCTGCGCTTATTGCAATCTGTTCTAGTCGCTTGTTGTCTTTTTCTTCGGAAAGCTCTGCAAACCCTATACCGCGATTGGCCATCTCACGGGCCCCAAGGTTACTGGTCATGACAATGATAGTTTTGGAAAAATCTACTACCTCATTGGTGCCCAAGGTAAGCGTGGCATTGTCCAAGATGCCCAGCAGAATATTCCAAAGTGCGTCAGACGCTTTCTCCACTTCGTCTAAAAGTACGATAGACAACTGCATAGAGTCTGTGTGGTATTCATTCAAACGCTTTTGGTTCAGAACCGCAGCGGTTTCCCTATGGCCTAAATAGCCCGCAGGTGACCCGACGAGTTTGGCAATTTCGTGACTATGCTGGTACTCTCCACAATCAATCCTAAGACAAGCCCGTTTGTTGCCGAAGAGAGCCTCAGCCAATATTTCACAGGTCCATGTCTTTCCCGTACCAGTGCCTCCTAAAAATAAAGCGTTTCCTACAGGCTTATTTGATTCAGTAAAACCTGCTTGATGAGCTTCGAATATATCTAGCAGCACCTGAAGGGCCTTCTCTTGCCCTACGATCTTATTAGAAAGTTGCTGCATGAGCAGCTTAGAGATTTTACTATGCAGAGAAAGGTCTAGTGCTCTTTGTGTTCCTGAGGAACTCATTTTAACCCCCTTATTTTCTCTGCCCTCGCAGCATGGGCCTCTTCAAACGTATCGAATACGCCAATGTGTGCTCTTATGTTAGGTTCGGGATTCCAACGTGCTCGGTATCTGCCTGTGCTTTTTTATGAAGGTGATTCCCTCTCCCGGGGTACGCCCGGTCTTCACGGCATGCACAGTGTTGCTCCGTTTAGTTGCCCACTCTAGTTGGGTGGCGCGGCAGTCAGACTTTGGGCCAAGATGGTTTACTTCTGGCAAACTAAGAGGATTTGGTATAAAAGCAATAGCTACTAATCTGTGTATAGCTAAGGTGTATGCTTTGCCTTCTTTGTAAAACTGTATAGTGAGGTAACCTCCAGTACCAAACCAAGGCTTAAGCATAGTTTTGCCCGGATGGTGAGGAGTTGCATGTTTTCTGCGTACTCTGCCAAGATCGCTCACTTCATAATCTTCGAAGTCTTCAATTGCTGCCCATCTTTCCATGTTCTCTCCTTATTCTTTGTTTAACATCTTGATACGCCAACCAGACTTTTGTCCCTCTTCAAGTTCATGTAAGCATTCATCTGCTACACTCTCAGACACAATTGGCAGTTGCGTTATGTCTATGGCTGCACCGGCTCCGTGGGCCCTGATGGAATCCTCGGTATTCCACCGGGCTTTGTTATGTCGCAGGCCGTTCTCATCTGGCCGGTCGATCTTCCACGCATGTTCTACGCAGTAGGTCCTCAGAGCATCACCTTCTTTGCCTACCTCAGTAATGATCCCGGGCCTAGTGCATCCTTCCACGCAACACTTAGGCTCGGAGGTGCACAGATCACAACCTATGCATCCATCATTGGCCTTGGCTTCCTCTGCGTGGAATCGGCAGTAGAGTTTCCCTTCGTACTGGATCACCCCATATCGGTCGCAGTCTGCAATACAGCACATCACTTCTGAATCGTCCATACTCTCTCCAATACTGGGGCTATGCCCAAGATTTCCCACAGTTGTGTGTCCGGCGTGGCTCCTAGATATTTTGCTACCACTCTAGGCCATACGCTGCTTTCAGCATAGCGTTTGCCCAGTTGCTTCAGCGTTAAGTTCACGCTGTATCGGGATTCCCCGTCCACAATTTTGTTGATCTGGTGTTGCAGGGCTTCCCACCCCGCTTTATCATTCTTGAACACCACATACTGCTTGTGGATGCCCACCTGCCCCGGGAAGTGGTAGCCTTTAAGAGCTTTGATGTCCCCCGGATTATGATTTTTTGTAGGCAGCGTATTTCGTACTCCAAAGCCTTCAGCCTTCGCAATAGCTTTGGATAAATCTTGTATTCGGTCTTGCGCGAAACAACTCGTAGTCAGTAGCAGAACAAAACTCAAAAAGAGTTTCATTTTGTTGCCTCCTATTTGTTTGGATTGTCGTCATGGATGTCCTCCCCATGCTTCGGGAGAGCATCTACTGTCTTCCTCGTAAGGTTTTCGTTATAGCATATTTCCATATGGGCCACTAAGAGTTTTGTGGCGCTTTCCAGTTCCAACTTTCTTGCGTCGTAGCGCGGTGAGTTTTTGTCGTAGCGTTCTAGGATGTCCAGAGCTGTCTTCCACAGATCGTACAGTTCGGTAAGGAAGTCAAGCCGGGTGCCAACGTTATCCATAGAATACGTACGTAGGATTGGAAGCTTATCGTCGTCGCTGATCATCGGAGTACCCAAGTAGCGACTAAAGTTATGGAGGCCCCGAGGAACCAGTAGAGACTTCTGCGCCAGTCCGACGCACAGAGGAACCCTAAGGATGCCCCAAGGCCCAAGAGAACGTTTAGGGCTGCAATGCGTTCTCCCCAGTTCATACCCACACCCCCGTCAACATCTGTTCTACTAAGCGTACGGCTCGGTCCCCGACCTCGGTATACCACTTTGAATCCTTCATGTCCGCAGCAGACTTCACGTAATTTCCAGCCTGCGTGTCAGTGATGTCGTGACGGAATTCCAGCAGTCCCGGGACACCCATGTTGAATGCCATGTTTTGCAGGACACCGTGCCGCGCGTCATCTAAAGTTGTTACCCACGGCAACTGCCGCTGTAAGTAAGTGGAGATACGTTCTACATCTTTGCCGAGGATTTGCGTAGCTTGTACTTCGGTGATGGGAGTCACCAAGTCTGGGATCGGATTAGCATCTAGGTTGTGGCCGTAACCAACGGTTCTAAAGCCTCGGCCATCATCGTAGATGTCTAGACGTAAACCCTCGTCACGCTTGAGTTGGTCGATGATATTGGTAATCAAAATTCCCTCCAGAAAATTTTTTCCATGCGCGGACGGCCTATTGTGGATGATACTTTATGATAAAGTGCAGCGCTGTAGTCTGCACAACCACAGCATATATCGCTATGATGACACCGATGACTGCACAGATGGTGCGTATTGTCTCCTTGTTCATCCTTGCCCCTCCGTGCGCTTCAATTTTTTTTCGGTCTCTGCTGCAGCTTTTTCTCTTTGTGACTTAGACCACACCATCCCATATGCCACAGCCAAAGTGAACGCTGCAGCGGCAAGGTAGATTGTTAGGCTATCCAAGGGGCACCTCCATATTTACTATGACGGTATCTAAGGTAGGCTTAGCCGTGCTTACCGTTACTTTGCAAGGCTTTCCACAGCCCTTGCAGCGCCAAGACCCCAGACCTTGTTCCAATGCTTTTTTCTTGTCTACCTGCACACAGGCAGGTTTCATAGCTGGTGCACTACAACAAGTTGAGGTGTAACTTTTGACGGGACCGCGCGGCTTTACGACGGCCTTTACGTGGTTCTTCTTGCTGCGGGACTTCTGTGCAAACCGGCTTTTGCCGTGCGGCTTCGATGTAGAAGTCATATTCTTCCCGTTCTTCTGGGTGGAACTCGACTGATAATTCCCAGTCGCGCTGGGGGTCTTCTGATTCGTTGAATTCGGCATACATGGCAAGCTCCTTAGGTTGAATTTTTACCACAACTTCGGATCGTCTGGGCTCCAATATTCGTACCAGCTTACCCAGCGTATTTTCCATTTCCAAATTTTGAGAGTGTATAGCACGCCCTCTCCACGGCAAGATTCACTTTTCAAAGATAGGTATTTCA